GTTTGCTTTCAGTAGAGTTTGTAATTTGAGGAATAAAGAGAACGCTCAATCAGAAACAAGAATGGTTACCCTTGAATTATCTAAACATATGAAAGACCATTTTCCAATTTGTAGTAAGTATTTAATGGATTAATATGAAAAGAGTATTTTGTATAGGCAATGGTGAAAGTAGAACAGGTTTTGATTTAGAAACATTAAGAGGTCATGGCAAAATTTATGGGTGTAATGCCATCTATAGAGATTTTATGCCAGATGTTTTAATTGGTGTTGACCACGGTATTATGCATGAAATATACCACGCTGGTGTGGCACAAAAAATACCTTGTTGGTTTAGAGATTGGACTAAAGTGCCTGCTATGACATATGAACAAATGTTATTAGGTGGTATGGATAAACTAGAGGCAGAACAACATTTAAAAGATGTCCTAATTACAAATGAAAGAGGTGACTCGAAAGAATATGTAATGCATGGTTCTAATATTAGTGGTTTGATTAATGTTATTAAGAAAGACCCCGCCAAATATAAAAAAGATAGAAAAATTTTAGAAAAGAAAAATATAAACCATTCTACTATCAAAGTATCTTGGATAAAAGAACCAGATTATTCTCATTCATTCATTGATATTATGACAGAAAAAGGCAAGCCAAGAGACCACGGTTGGGCAGCTGGAGCGAGTGCTGGTTATGTTGCAGTACATAATGAACAACCAGATGAGATATATCTCATAGGACACGATATTAACAGCACTACCAATAAGGTAAACAACTTATATAAGAGTACACAGCATTATGTTGCACAGGAGAACGGTCCTACGCCTGGAATTAACTGGATTAAGCAATGGAAAACACTTGCAGACTGGAATCCAAGTATAAAATTTATAAAAATCAATAGAAATAATGATGGTAAGGACAAGGTAAATGGTCCTATTGATGAGTGGAAAGAATTAAAAAATTTGGAGTATGATGACTATTCCAGGCTTGACAATCTTGCTTGATTAGTGTATATTCCATACTATACAAGATAAAACTTGTATAAATAGTAACGAGGCCGACTAATACAGGTCACACGAAGACAACGAATATGTTAATACAAGGAGAAAATACATATGGACTTTAATAAGTTAAAATCTAGTCAAAGCAATTTTGACGCAATCACAAAGGCTCTGGAAACGAAACTATCTCCAGAAGACCAATCAAACAAAAACAAATACCAAGATGACAGGCTCTGGAAACCAGAACTTGATAAAACTGGAAATGGTTATGCCGTTATCAGATTTTTGCCTGCTTCTAACGAAGAAGATATGCCGTGGCAAAGAGTATGGTCACATGCATTTAAAGACCAAGGCGGTTGGTATATTGAGAACTCTTTAACTACCATGAACCAAAAGGATCCTGTTAGTGAAGACAATACTAGATTATGGAATACTGGTGTTGATAGCGATAAAGATATTGCTAGAAAGAGAAAAAGAAAACTCTCTTACTATGCAAACATTTATATTGTTAGTGACCCAAAACATACTGAAAATGAAGGTAAGGTTTTCTTATACAAATTTGGTAAAAAGATTTTTGATAAGATTACTGAAGCAATGCAACCAGCATTTGAGGATGAAAAACCAATTAACCCATTTGATTTTTGGAAAGGTGCAAACTTTAAACTGAAAATTAGAAAAGTTGATGGTTATTGGAACTATGACAAATCCGAATTTGAGAGTGTTGCTCAGATGTTACCAACAGATGAAGAAATTAAATCTGTATGGGAAAAGCAATACGCTCTTAAACCATTTGTTGACCCTAGTAATTTTAAAACCTATGATGAACTCAAAGAGAAACTGAATAGGGTAATTACGGGAATGCAAAGCACGGTAACTGTGGATAAAGTAGACCTCCCACCACAAACATCTACGACTTCCGTGGAAATGCCGAAAGTAGAAGAATCTAAGCCTGCTAGTGACGAGGACGATACATTGTCTTACTTTAGTAAGTTAGCAGACGAAGATTAATCCTTTCTCTCTCTTTTACTGAGCATTGACCTCTAGCGAGAAATCGCTAGGGGTTTTTCTTTTTGGAATGGATAAATAGTCTTATGGCTATAGACATATTCAATCCATTAGTAGACCTTCAAAACAATAAGATGAAGTCAGCGTCCTGGTATAGGAGTGCTGTATCTCTAGTTGCTGATAGAACTAGTCCAACTGAACTATTTGCTTCAGGCAAATTACTTGGTAAACCTAGTGCTGGTCGTATGAGTATGTTTTTCTATGACCCCAAGTTTAAAGCAAGACTACCTTACTATGACATTTTTCCATTGGTATTACCATTAGAAACAATGAAAGGTGGGTTTATTGGTCTTAATTTTCACTACCTCCCATACGGAGCAAGATTTCAATTTTTACAACAGTTACAACGATATGCCAGCAATGGTAAGTTTGACCAATCAACACGAATACAAGCCTCATATGACTCTGTAAAGTCTAATAAATATGTTAAAGCAAGTATTCACAGATATTTGTGGTCACATGTAAGGTCTCAATTTTTAAGAGTCAATGTGAATGAAATGGCATTAGCAGCCTATTTACCAGTAGCCCAATTCCAAGGTGCAACAGTAGGCAAAGTTTTTGCCAAAAGTAGAAAAACATTTTAAATGGCAAAAAAACAGGCAAGATTAGGTGACGAAACAGACTTTTCTTACAGAGTTAAGAGAGTAACCAAAGTAATAGATGGTGATACTATTGATATAATTTTAGATATGGGTTTTGATATAATGTATAAGCAAAGAGTCAGATTATTTGGGATAGATACTCCAGAGAGTAGAACAAGAGATAAAGTTGAAAAGAAATATGGTCTATTAGCAAAACAATTTCTAAAAGAGACCTTGAAGAAAGGTAATATAGTTATTAAGACACATAAGGGAACTGAAACAGGTAAATTTGGCAGAATATTAGGTGAAATCTATATAAATGGAATAAATATTAATAAGTTAATGTGTTCAAAAGGACATGCAGTAGAATATTATGGTCAGAATAAAAAGTTAATAGAAGATGGACATTTAAAAAATAGAAAAAGGCATAAAGTATAATGGCATATTCAGAAATGGTTTTAGACCACTATAACAACCCACGCAATGTGGGAATATTAGACGCAACTTCTAAAAATGTTGGTACTGGTATGGTCGGTGCGCCTGCTTGTGGTGATGTTATGAAACTACAAATAGAAGTTAAAGATAATGTTATTGAAGATGTGAAGTTTAAAGCATATGGATGTGGTAGTGCTATTGCAAGCTCAAGTATGGTTTCTGAAATGATTAAAGGTATGACAATAGAAGAAGCAAGAGAAGTTAAAAACACCGACATTGTAGAAGAACTTTCTTTACCACCGGTTAAAATCCATTGTAGTGTACTTGCAGAAGATTCAATCAAGGCAGCTTTAAAAAATTATATGTCTAAACAAGAGGTCGCATAATGGCAATTTTAAGAGGTGGAAGACGAATAGGTAATTATGACATTAGAGTGGGGTTACCTAGAGATAGGTCCCTAGATAATGTTAATGCAGATGTAAGATTAAAAAGACGGCCTGGTGGTAATCCTGAAACTACTATTAATAGATTTATTGCTCAAGTAAATCAAGGTGAAGGCCTTGCCAGACCTACAAGATATTTAATAGTTATACAACCACCTCAAAAAATATCAACTGATAATGGAAATCATCATGCTAATGAGTTTTCTGATACACCAGGAAAAAATGATTTAGAAAGTGGCGAAACAAAAAGAAATGTTGGTATGATGTGTAACAAAGTTACTATGCCAAGTAGAGATATTAACACAGCATCCCATACTATGTATGGACCTAGAAGAGAAATGCCTTATGCATATTCTTTTAGTGGTAATATTGAGGCTACTTTTTATGGTGATAAGTTTTTAAGACAAAGAATGTTTTTTGAAAATTGGCAGAAAAAAATAATGGATATTAAAACGCACAACATGAATTGGTATGATGACTATGTTGGTACTATGGATATTTTCCAATTAGGTTCTTATTCAGCTGAACAAGATAGAGATAGAGTGACTTATGCAGTTAGATTGTATGAGGTATATCCTCAAACAATTGGTTCAATTGATTATAGTTATGGTGCAACAGATTCAGCAGTACAAATACCTATTACATTAAACTTTAGAACTTGGAAGAATTTAACCATTGACCAAGTCAATGGTGCAACAGTA